AGATCCACCGCCTCCACCTGTGGGTGCTTTGGGCATATTGCCAATGGCTTTCGATGCGTTGTTTACATCGTTAATAATCCCTTGCAGACCTTGAGCAATCTGCCCCGCTACTTTGGATGCCATTGCGCCCAGGTCGCGGAACTGGTCTTCTAGGGCCTTCATCGGCCCTCTGAGTTCATCCATCCCGGAACCTACGTCATCATGCCCGCCCCCGGTAAAGAAGTCCCACACACCTTTCAGGAGGTCCCACGCCGCTTTAGCCGCCGTGAACACAGCATCGAAGGCCCCGCCTAGAATGTTCTTGAAAATGTTTGCTACGCCACTTATGGCTTCCCCTACCTTGCCGAATGAGCCGGTGATGAAGTCCCAAATACCTTTCAGCAGACCCCACGCAGTTGTGGCTGCTAGCTTGAGTACATCCCACGCCCCACCCAATATGACACCGAGCGCATTGGCTATTGTGCCTATAAAGCCGGATACCGTCTCACTCGTAAAGAAATCCCAGATAGGCTTGAGTACAAAGTCCCATGCTGCCTTTGCTGCTGTGGAGAGGACATCCCAGGCTGTCTTCAGGGTTGTACCTATCGCACTTGCAATTGTGCCTATCACACCTGAGACAGGGTCAGAGGTAAAGAAGTCCCATATAGGCTTCAATACCCCGTTCCAGGCGATGCTCGCCGCAGTCGAAAGGACATCCCATGCAGTCTTTAGCGTTGTGCCTAGAACTGCGGCAATCGTGCCGATTATTCCCGATACCGTCTCACTGGTGAACCAGTTCCAGATAGGCAGCAGTACGTTGTTCCACGCGATCTTCACCGCTTCACTCAGCACGTCCCAGGCTGTCTTCAGTATCTTGCCCAGCGCATCGGCAATCTCCCCTATTGTCTTCTGCACGTCTGTTGATGAGAACCAATCCCATATTGGCTTCAGGATGCCGTCCCAAACACCCTTCACAACATCTCCGAGCGTGTCCCATGCTACTTTCAGGACCGTGCCCAGGCCTTTAGCTATCTCGCCTATGGTCTTCTGCACGTCTGTCGAGCTGAACCATTTCCAGATAGGTTCAAGAACGTTGTTCCAGGCATCACGAGCCGCACTGGAAAGAAAGTCCCACGCACCCTTTAGCGTATCCCCCAGCGCCATAGCAATAGCCGTGATTGTAGCTATCACTTCAGGACTGGTCAGGTACGTAAACACCGCCTGAATGGTAGGCCATACCGCCGTGACAACGCCACTGAGCGCGTTCCATGCGCCGACCAACACATTCCCCACCACATCAGCTACAGCTTCAAAGCCTGCCTGAAAGCCTGGTGACGACATGAACTCGGCAACCCCCGCAAGCGCCGCCGTTAGCATGGGGAGTATCTGCCCGCCTATGTCTTCTACCACGTCGCCGAACGTGTTCTGAAGCCGCTCCATAGAACCGGCTGCGCTGTTAGCGTAAAGCTCTGCCTGCCCCGCCGATACTGCCCTGATAGCAGTCAACGCCTCTTCCTTCGTCATGTTCTCTGTAATCGCGATACCTAGCTTGCCGAGGATACCGATGCTTTCGTTGTCCACCTTCCCCACAGCCCGTGTCGCCTGTTCCAGCGTAATGCCCTTAGCACGCGCCAGGTCCATTGCTGTTGCTTGTAGCTCCTGAGCTTCTTTCAGGTCGCCCGTCTGACTGACAAGGAAGTTTAGCGAGTCGCGTAACTGGTCATCTGCAAAGGCGAGCTTGGTTTGTTTGGCAATATAGTCCTCAACACCCGCCGTCGCTTCGTCATACCCCTTCACCGAGTTCTTTAGCGTCTGCTGGAGGCGGTTCATTCCTACCTCTTCCTCAGCCGCCGCTTTCCCCGCCAGTAGCAGCCCCCCACCAAGCGCCACTATCCCCCCCGTGACCAAGCCGATAGGGTCGGGGAGCCCTCCAAACAAGCTACCGAGGCCGCCGCCTTTCTTGGCGATGTTGTCCATCCCCTTGCTGGCTTTGTCGTCCAGTTCGACCACTAACTCTACGGCTGCTTTGCTTGCCATGCTATCCCTCTATTTCCCTGTCACTTTGCGCCTGAGTGCTGCCGCCTTCTCGTCTGCGTCTGCCCTCTGCTTGCGGTCCTTGTCTGCCTTCTCTCGGTAGTCATCCTGTCCCCCGATAAAGCCTTGAAGCTCTGCCATGAAGTCGGGGTCCGCTTCGTCTATCTGTGCTACCTGTTCTAAGCTCCAGTGGTAACGCTCTATCAGCACGATGTACAGGTCATACTCGCCTGCCGCCTCGTCCTTTAGCTCTCCTGCAAGCTTGCGCTTCCACCGCTCACGAGGTTTGGGCTTGCTTCCTCTTTAGCACCTTCACCGGCAACCGTCACCAGTTCCCCCTCTATCAGCGCATGTCCGTTCCCGTTCTGCTCTGCCTTCGCCTCTCCCTTCTTGCTCCTGTTGCGCTCGGCTATCTCTCCCAGCACCTTTTCCACTAGCGGGTCTTCATCGTCCAATAGCGCGATGTTCTCAGGTGTGCAGGGGATAACTTTGCGAGTGGCCGGGTCCATGAAGTCAGGCCCTGTCCAACTCATCACGTTGTTAGTCAGGAGCGCCATGTTGTATGCGCCTATGTTTACCTCCACCGTCTGCTTTTGCCTGCTCTCCCCCTGGCTGAACTTGGTGGCCTCGCCTATCACCTTCTGCTCTATCCCATAGCCCATCTTGGGGCGGATGTAGATTGTGTTCACACCGTCTACCGTCACGGCTACAGGTTCCTTTGATACGAATATGCTCATTGCCTGTCCTTTCTACTAAGCAGGGGCGAGGCGGTTATCGAGCCACCCCGCCCCTGACTTGTGCCTCTCCCACCTTGACTATGGGAGGGCGGTTAGTGTGTTCTGTACGTAGGCTGCCCACGATGCGCCTAACGTGCTGTTGTATTCGCTCATCACCGTAAACTCTACCGTTCTGTTTGTGCCCTCGAGGTCGCCCCAGGACGGCTCGCTCATTGGCCCGTAAACGTCGAACTGGAGGTAGTTGTAGTAATCGGGGGTTACACTTTCTATCAAGTCGCCGTTGAACCGCACCCGCGTCTTGCAGGTCGTGTGGGCTACGAACAAGTCCCACTGTGTAGCGTCGGCAAGCTCAAACTTTAGCTTGGCTTCTATGTGCCTCACATCGCGTCCTATGTGGTCGTAAGTGATAGAGCCGCCTGGCCCCGTCGCCACGAACTTGTATGTCACTTTTGTCGGTATACTGATACTCGCACTTACTAATCGCCCCGTTATGGCAGTCGTGCCTATCGCTGAGGACGTGTCCATCCACAACTGCATAGCAGCAGGAATAAGCGCAGGCCCAACCACGATTGCGGGCAGCGTGGGATTAGCACCTAGATGCGTCGGCCATTGCGTGTGGCCCGCAAGGTCTATTAGCACGCCGTCTGTGCCCGAAGCATCGGCTGTAAACTCTGCTGTATCGAGCATCCCGTACTTCCCTTGCCAGAGAAGTGCGTTGACGTTATCGCCCCAGTAGAAGGTTCCAGACTTCAGGTTGTCCGCCGTGATTGTAGGCACGTAAGTCCACAGTCGCGTCAGCACGCCGTTCGTGGGCGTTGTAGGCGTTACCCCACCCTTCACCAGCATCTCGAGAATGAAGGGCATAGCAGTCACATCCACCGCACCGCTCGCTTCTATCTCTCCCCACTGACGAACAGGCACGCTACGATAGAACTCTTCCAGCGTGCCAAGTTGGTCAGGAGGGCGATAAAGCTCCTGCATGGGTGTCATAGTCCCTGCAAGATTCAAGCGGCGCGTAGGCGGTGTTATCAGTGTGCCCCTGGTACTCTCCAGAGCCGCGCTAAGGCTCTCGAACTTGACTTCCTGAAGTGCCATCGCTTATTTCTCCTTCCCTTCGCCCTGTGCAGGCTCAGGCTTGTTATCCGGCTCCTCAGAGACAACCTCGTAGAAGCCCGAAGCGTCAACATCCTTGCGGATGCTTTTCGGTATGCTGGCCCAATCAGATTGGGTCAAATCGCGTAGTCCCACACCGGGGAAATGCGCTTCCTTTGGGTTCTTAGCTTTTAGATACTTGCGTACAATCTTGTCGCTCACTGTTCCCTCCTCCTAGATACCGCTCTGCCATCCTGCCTTTTCTTTCACTTCGATAAAGAAGTTCATTACCCGGTAAAGTGTCCCGCCGATTGATATGTATTCACCCAATAATTCCACTACCTGTGCTATCCCCCCCTGTATCCTGCCGGCCAGTTGAGGATTAGCGTCTATCGCTGCCGGTATGCTGTTCACGTATGTCGCCATTTCTTCTTCTGCGAACTCGTTGTCCTGCCACTTGATACACAGCCTCGCCCTTACCCTGTATGTGAATGCCGTTACCTGTCCGCTCTGTGTGCGTGTCGCGTCGTCCAATATCATGTAGACTGTGGGCGTGTCCTGTATGCTCGTCGGCTCATAGTCAAGCACTCTGTTAGCGTTCAAGCCTGACACCGTTACCAGCCTCTCAACCAGCCCCGCTACAACCGTCGTATAGCTCATCCTCCCGCTACCTTTGCAAACACTTTCTGGCCGAACCGAGCCGCTTCGTCTTCAATCCAACCGCGCTCCTGCTCTATCGCAGTTCTGATGAATGGCCGCCCTGCTACGAATGTGCCGCCTCTTGTCTTATGCCCCTCGTGTACAGGTTCAGCGTAGTTGGCAGTTGCGCCTATGATTGCTGCGTGCGCTGTCGCTCTGCTGTTCACTGAGCGTCTAAGCAAGCCTCTCTTTACAGGCGCGTTGACTTTGCTAGTCCCCTCCACCTTTAGCGCAATACGCTGCAAGAGAGTGTGAGCATCCCGCACCGCGTCGGCTGCCAGGTGCATCTTCTGCTCAAAAGCGGCTGGCTTCACGCGAATATCCTCACGTTGTAGCGGCTCTTGGTCTTGTTCAATATCTCTCGCTGCTGATTAGTGAAGCCGCCTATGTATCGAATAGCGCCCCCACCCTCTACCCCGATCACGTCCGTGTATAATCCCTTGTCCCGCGCTCGGAAGATGTTAGTGGCTACTTCTCGTGTAACTTGCTTTATTGCCGCAGGTACAGGTCCATAGCCCCACTTGGCCGCCACCGTGTACCTGTAGAAGCCCCACCCCGCGCTGTACCTCATGGAGGCGTAGGGTTGCGGGTAGGGCCGGTATGCGGCGTCAAGATAGATAGAGCCGTCTGCCTGTTCAGTCCAGGTCGTATCGTCTATGGCTGTGCCGCCCTCAGGGGTTATGGTCGTTACACTCCCCTGTTGGTGTGGGGGTAGATAGAGGATGGGTGTGCCGCCCCCGTATGCAAGGGCATCCGAGGCGCTGCCTGGGTATGCGGCGAACGAGAAGCCGAGGTATGTGTCTACTTCGTCTGTTGCTGACGCTATGCAGTCTGTTATCAAGGCATCAGCCGTCGCACCTGTAGCCACTTTGTCTACGTGCATCCGAAACTCAGCGATTGTTAGATATGCTGTCATTCGATTACCGCCGTGAAAGCTCTGGTGCAGTTCGGGTGCGCAATCGGGTTAGCTTCTGCCTCGTCAAGTGTCCACACCTGCCCGTCTGCCTCTGCACACTCCGCGTCTTCGTCACCGTCAAGTACTCGCACCTTCTCAACACCTGCGTCTCTGTAAGCGAGTACCGTCCCGCCTTGATACGCCACTGCCGACTCGGTGCGCGCGATCGTGGTTGCTCGTGATTTGCTTATCACCTCGCCGTCTTCTCTGATCCGCCTCGCTATCTGCTCGGGGGACCAACCTAACTGCGTACCTGCCTTTACCCAGCCCCGTATGCTGTCTCTTGTGGTTTCCGGTACGTTGCGTACCTTCTTGGCCAGCGTGTCTATCTTGTCTTGCACACGAGGGTTAGTCAGGTCGAAGTCAATGCCTACCGCCTCGTAGGACAACTGGAGAAGCTGAGGATAGTATTTTCTCATCAGCTTCTCCAATTCGTCGGCTGAGCCTTCCCAGTCGTAACCATTGACAGCGTCAAGAGCAGACACCTACTTGGTTTGCTCTGCCTTGCTGCTGATTGCTTTGTTTGACGGGGCAGCCTTCATAGCCTTTCCGCCGTTGCCCTCTTCGTCAGGCGGGATGGTCGGGTCGTTTATGTCGTCTTCCTCGTCATCTTCCACCGGCTCATCCTCTGGCCCTGCACCCGGCTGGTCGGAGTAGTAGATAACAGGCTCTTCGTCAGGTGCCTCGATAGGGTTGGTGACGTTTACCACCTCACCTACGTTGTATGGCTCTTCCGGCTTTTCAATCGGGGTCGTGTACTCAATCTTTCCCATTTCTGTGTGTCTCCTTGTCTGTGTGGTTGTGGTTGTTGCAGCCGTTATGTCTGTGCGCCGACCTTCGTCCACGTCGGGGCGTAGGCTGTTCCCGTGTTGATGTACAGGATCGCGTTGGTCACGTCTGTAACCAACGCGCCCTTAGCTACCCTGTACGGTGTGGCGCTTACGCCTGCCGTTGTCTCGGCTATCGCCAGGGTGGGCACCGTGCCTGTCAGCGAGTTGGTGACGGTCATTAGCGGCTGCGCTGTCTTCGCATACTCATTCCCTGAGAAGGTCAGCAGCAAGTCGCCTATACCCGCCGTGAGGGTGCTGTCTGTCGCCACGATTGAAGCCGTACCGAACTTGGCATCCAGCGCCGTATTGATAGCAGCCAGCAGAGTAGCGTTGACTGCACTCCATGTGATAGACGCCTCAATCGTGCCTATCCCCAGCTTGAATGTGCCCGCTGTCGGCGTGCCTCCGATAGTGAGCGTCTGCACTTCGTTAGTGCCTGCGCCCGGCGCTCCTGCGTTCGTAAGGGGCGCGCCGCCCGCGCCTGACACGATTAGATTTCCGCGTTCTATGATTGGCATTTCCGTGTTTCTCCTTTCCGTTAGTGGGTGGGTGCCGAGGGGTGAGGAAGGAAGGAGACTCCGTATAACCCCACCCCTGCCCCCACCTACCGAAGTAGGCTAGATACCCGTCACCTCGCAGAACGCAAGAATGCGGTAGATTTCCAGGCTCAGTTGCTCTTCAGCCCTGATCGCCAGTTTGTTGTAGATGAAGTAGGTATCGTGGCTGTCGCTCACGTCAATGCGAATGCCCATCTTGCGGGAGATGTGGGAGTAGAGCTGGAAGTCGCCTAGCAGTCCTGTGCCTTCTGTGGCTGCTACTGTAGCCACAACCGGCTTACCCCAAATCTGAGAGCCTGCCTCGCCCTGGAAGGGGTTGCCGAAGATGTAGTTGCCGTTGAGGTCTTGCAGCGTCACAATGTCCTGCCAGTCGTTAGGGTGGAGGACAATGCCCGTAGGCTCTGCCATGCCGTTGACGCGGACCTTTGTGATCGCTTTGTATATGGCGGTGGGTGTAGCGTCGGCCCCCTTCGCCTGTGTCTGTGTTACCGCGTTGTAGAAGCCGTTGAGCTGGGGGGTCGTGCCGTTGCCGTTCAGCAAGCCATCCTCTTCCTTGAGTTCGAGCATAAGCGTGAGGCGGTTGTTTATCAGGGCTTGCATACCGTCCACTGAGGATAGCTGCTGCACCGTGACAGGCAGCCACACAGCCAGCATTTCCACCAGCGCCGTGCGCTCTGTGAATGCCAACGCCGCCTCGCCCTTTACGAGTCCTTCACCCACGAAGGCGGCATTGTTGGTGAACGTCGTTTCCTCCATGTACTTGATAGCGGTTTCGCTCGTGTTGTCCTGAGGTATCAGGTCGGCCACGACGGGCCGACGCTGTGCGCTGAGGACGATCTTCGCTGTGCGCGGGTTGGCAGGCGCTAGACCGGCTGCTGTGGTCATAAGGGTCTTCATCGTCACATCGGGTAGTTCAACCGCGAACCTTGCGCCCGGTACTTTATGCATCGTCTTGAACATCACGTGATCGGTGTACATCTCACCAAGGGATTTGCTCTGTACGGATTGCCCCTCCTCAGAAGGCGTGCTATCGCTGCCCTGGAAAGGTATCTTGCGTACAGGCTGTGCATTGCGCTCTGCCTGCCGCTTCATGTTCTCTGCCTGCGCCTTAGCTTCAAGCAAGGGGGATAGTTCGTCGTTGATAGCCGCAAGCTCTACCTGTCCCGCCTGGAAGTCCTTTAGCTCCTCGGCTGTCCAGTTCATGTCAGGCTTGCGCTCATATATTTCGGCAACTGCGCGCGTTCTCGCGTCTAGCTTGCCTTGCAGTTCTTCTAGCTTGCCCATTAGATTCTCACTCCTTGTCGTCTGGCCTGATAGACCAGCCATTGCGCTAATGCTTTTCTCACTTCGTCTGCGTTGGCTTTCGGCTCTGTCGCCTGTAGTAGCTCCTCAATCGCTGCCATCACGTCCGCTAAGGACTCGTGCAGGTTGGATAGCTTTGTGCGGTTGGCGCCACTGAGCACCCGCCCCTCTTTCACCCTCGCCCCCTGGTAGTTCCCCAGGCGCTTTACATAGCCCTGTATGGCGGCTTCCACCACGTCAGAGTGGTTGTCAATGCTCATGCTGGTTTCCAGCAGGCTCTTGACACCCGTAACCGTTGCGAGGGGATTTGCGGGCACGTTGACGAGGCTCACCTCAAAGAGTTCAAGCTCTTTCAAGAGGCGGCCCTCGTCCACATATTCGTCGTCTTTGACTTCGTAGCCGATAGACAGCGATACACTCTTGCCCCTGTCTATGCGCTCCTGTGCTATCGTGCGGGCTTCCTGGGCGAAGGGGGTGGAGTGAAAGTCGGCTGTAATAAGCAAGCCGTGCCCGTCTTCCACCGCTTCCGTCAGTGTGGCGATAGGCAGCATTTCCCAATCGTGGCCCACAGAGATAAAGCCGTTCTTGCGAAATACAGGCAGCGTCTTAGCAAACGCGCCTTTGACTACTCGCTCGTTTACCCTGTCGAAGTTATCGAAGGTGGAAGCGTAGCCGGTAAGTTGTCCGAACTCGCTATCCTTGCTTACCTTCAGTTGCGCTTGTATGCTTTCTTTGCGGTCCATTCCTTGTCTCCCTTTGGGCAAAACAAAAAGGCCCAATGTCGGGGTGTCTAGCACCTTCATTGGGCCTCGTGGACCTTGCTATTCAGTTATTGCTGATGTTATTCTTCGACTATGAGTGATATTTCGTAGAAGATTGAGCATTGGTTAGGGTCAATTGCTGACCGACGCTCTTCAAACTGCTCCACCTTTGTACCCCATACTGCTTTGCCCGGGTTGCGGTCTATAAAATATCGCTCTGCATCACGCATAAGCCAAACCTGGTTAGCTCGCACCAACTCCTCGTCGTTGAGGTCAAAGCCCGCTACAACGATGAAGTACCCGGCGTACTTCTCAAGCCTGCCCGTCTTCTCTTTTGGCGTTGCACCGTTCATAGCTTACCTGACTTGCACCGTATTCATCGCCCCGCATTTGCACTTAATTTCCACTGTGCTGCCTGCCTTCAGGTCACACTTGGCTATGATACGCCCGCATTGCGAGCATCTGTATACGTCTAGCTTGACCTCTGTTGCTGACATCATACCACAATCCCTACGCGCTCGCTATCCTTCTATAACGCGACCTTGCAAGCTTCATCATTCGTCGTCCATAACCGTAGCGCCATGCTTTTCTTATTTCCTCGTAAGTGTCGGGATGGACAACGACAAAGGACGGAATAGCAGTTCCATACTCACGCATTCTTGTTATCACTTCGCGTATGTCCATTATGCAGCCCCCACTCTCGCCGCTACCGCCTCATAGTCCCTTGCCAGTATCGCCGCTATCTCCCGCTCCATCCTGCGCTCTATAGCCGTCCTGCGCCTCTCTGTGCTTGCTTTGACACTCTTGTACTGCACACCGCTCGGTAAAGCTTTCAGGGGCAGCATGGGCGCTGTGGTAGCAACAGGGGCCACCTTGTATGTCTCATCATCCGGTTCGACAGGCCAGCCGGTTGCGGTGCGTGCTTCACTTCGCTTTATCCACCCGCTATCGTATCCTTGCGAGAGGCGGGCGTATAGCTTTGCTTGATCGTCCTGTAACACACGTACTTGAGATAGGTCGAATACCACTGTCTCACTGTCAGGGTCGCCGAAGTCGGGGAGGAGCTGAGTGCCAAGGTCGTCACTGAGTACCATCTGTGTGGGGATGATGTTTTGCTCATATGCTTGCTGCCTCGCTTCGTCCATGTTGTTGTATGTGCTACGGTCAAGCCCAGCCCCTAACCCCGCTACCACAGCAGGCCATGACAGCAGAGCCGGTATGCGCTCTTCCGGTATGCGGCGTAAGCCGACAAGGTTCATTTGCTCAGGACTGAAGGAAAGGATGTCCACTGACACCGCGTCAGTCAGCACAAGCGGCTCGCCTCGACGGTCCCCGCTGAACTTCTGCATGAACAGGTTCTTGACTTGTTCCGCATCGGCTATCACACCTTGCTCTTTGGGGGCTATCACCACGCCCGGTATGCCCATGTTACGCAGCATGGAAGCAGAGTACCTGGCGGCTTCGTTGTCTGTCCACACTTCTCGGAGTGCGCTGGCTAGGGGGCTGATACCTTCGCGGATGTTGCTGGGGTTGATACCGAACCTGAAGTGTACAACGTCTTCCTTCTCAACCCGATACCACGAACTGCCCCGCTTGACTTCGTAGTGGCTTATGAACTCCTCCCCCGACGAGGGCCACCGGCAGCGTATCGTGAAGTGAGGTTCGTACCACAACTCAACCACTTGCCCCCCACCGCCTCGCACCTTTATCCAGTATGCGTTGCCGTCCAGGTTGAGGCTGTAGACTGTGGCTTGCCAGAGGAGACGGCCTGAAAAGTATTCGTTGGGCTTCTTGAGCAGTTTGGTGAGGGGGTGGTCAGGCACTACTTCGCTACCGGCTGCACTCTGCCTCATCACCTTCATGGGGGCTTCAGGGAAGGCGCGCATGATGGACTGAATGCACGTCATGATTATGGCGTTCTGTGCTAGGTCCCCCGCCTCGACGGTGTAGTCTACAGTCGTGCCGTATGAGCCCCAGCCTGCATAGGAGGTGTAGTTATCGCCCAGCCAGTATGAGTTGCCGTTACCGTAGAGGAAGTTCTTTACAGCGTCTTTCACGCGCTGCACTACAGAACGGGAGGGCGTGACGTTGCGGGTTGTCAGGGCTGTGCTTGCCATTATGCTACCATGCCTCCGCCTCTATCTACGTGCATTGACACATAGCGGGCCTGGTCAAGCGAGTGGTCGTTCAGCTTTACAGGTACTTCCTTCTCAGCCGATCCTTCGCTACTCTTAGCCCACACATAGCCCTCTATCTCCTCGACAAAGCCGCATGGTAGGTGCTTTGCATCACGAACGGGGTCACGCTCTATCAGGGAGTTACGCAGCACATACAGTCGCGCACGACCATCCGGCTTGACACGGAGGCGGCTTTGCATGGATTGTACGCCTGGTGCTATGTCGTTCTTACCGCCCATTGAGGGAAGGTGTGCTTGATTGAACTGACGGATGTATGCGGGCTCGGCAGGGTCGCACACAAAGCGAGTAATGCCCCACGTATCGCGCATCTCTTTTCCACGTTCTATCCACCAGTCTATCGTCTTGCCTGTCATGTACCATTCACGCAGTAGATAAAGACGGCTATCACGGTCCACAGCCCACACAGCGAGAATGCCAGGGTTGGTAAAGCCCCAGTCTACCCCGCCGTACACGCCCTTCAGGTTAGCGTGATCGGGCTTGCCTTCTGCTGTCAGGATGCCCCACTCTGTTAGTTCACTCTCGCTCTTCAGGTGAGTTTCGCGGTTCCATTTCTCGTATACCAGTCCTTCAGCCCCTACCCATAGTCCCAGCCGCAGGCGTTGGTAACGTGTGCCTGTCAATGCGTCAAGTACCGCCAGTGTACGTTCGCCTTGCTCGGTGATCTGCCCCCCCTCGTCAAACAGCGTGGGGTTATCTTCGTGGTGGGAATAGAGCACACGCAGAGAGGGGCGGTTGAGTATCCAGTGAGTTGAGGGGCCGGGGTTGCAATCTCCGAATATCTGAGAGAAGGGTGCTACCCCACCTCGACCTGTGCAGCGAGTGGTAAGCGTTTCCCAGTCCCCCAGGTCAAGCTCTTCTGCCTGGTTGACGAAGATAAAATCACGCTCTGAACTGAGTACCTTTTGAGGGTTGTCCATACCGCCTACAAACACGCGGCTGCCGTTGGGGTAGTCAAACCATTCAGGCTTTTCCCCACCGAAGGAATGCACGTTAGTGTCTTTACCGAGTATGCGCCTGTATGTCTGGAGGACCGAGCCGTGCATAGACTGGTACGTCTTGCGGACGATAGCGGCCTGAGCGCCTTTGTGCGTCAGCATGAGGTTGTGCAGCTTGTGGAGGGCTGCGTAGGTTTTGCCCGTCTCGGATGGGCCTGCTATCACGCACTCATGATCGGTGCTATCCCACAAGTCAGCAGCCGCACCGCGTAGGATGGGCTTGAGGGGTGGGGGCGCGACAGGGCGATACTTGAGACGCAATACCGCAAGGGGCAGCGCAGCACGAACAGCAGCCGGTGATAGACTAGCCAACAGGATACTCCATAACGATACGCTCTGCTTCGGCTATGAGTTCGTCAGGGTCTAGGTCGTAGTCTTCGGCCATGCGTGTTGCTTCCTGCCTGATATTGATATTCACGGTAGCAGGGGCATCCAGGCCGAGGTACTTAGCGCGACGTTCCATGATCTTGAGTACGCGGTCTACAGCCTGCGGTACGCCTCTTTGGGCTGCACCCCATGTAGCCTTTAGCATATCGTCAAGGCGCGTTAGTTCAAGGTTACGGAGTTCGGCGGCAGGTTCTCTGAGCGTTTTGTGGAGGCCAGCCATAACGGCTTTGTATGCGCCGCTCGGCCCACCATAGCCGAGCCGTGCTGCTATCTCAGCAAAGCCTAAGCCATCCCGTCGCAATTCGAGGGCGGCTTGTTGGCGGTCTACAGCCTCTATTCGCTTTTCACTAGTCTTGCTTTCGCTCATATGGTGGAAATGCAAAAAGGCCACACCCCTCACGCTGTGGTGAGTTCGTGTGACCTCTGGTTCTCAGTCAGTCGTTGCTATTTGCTTGTTACGTCAACTATAGCATACTTTTTGGGGATGTCAACTGGCTTTCGGTACTCGCCTCTTGTGCGTTTCTTCCACCTGAAACACCACGCGGTCTATGAAAGTGACGCGCAGTTCCCCATACCCCTTACGGTGTATAGCGTGGATTTCGGGCAGCATAGCCAGGATGTGTTCTGCGATAGCCCTATCTACGGGGTCGGCCTGTCTATCCCCGGCGATCTGCTTAAGGGTAGTCTCCAACTCGCTACTCCTTTCGTCTGCCATTCATGCCTCAATGTGTGATATGTCGCCCCAACTTGTTATAAACTGCCTATTTTTCACCCCGTAGGCACGACCCCTGTACTCTCTATCATCCTGACCCCCTAACGGCGGTTTCTCATGAGTGGGGCGGGTCTCTCAGGGCATTGTAGGATGAAGTCCTATCCCTATAGCTTGCAACGCCTCGTCCACACTTTCCACGACCGCAACCCGTCCACCTACTGCGAGTATCTGAGCTATCGTGTCCACCTCTGCCGGGGTTAGCTTCTTTCGTGACCTTGATTTGGCACCGTCTTTGATTTCTATCAGGGTGGCGTTCCCTCGAAAATAGACGAGCAGATCCAACAATCCAGGCGTTGAGTGCGTATCCAGAACTACCGCGCCGCATTGTCTAAGCGCAGTTGCTATTTCGCGGTGATTAGAATCAACTCGTTTAGGGCGCATAGCTTTGCAGGGCTGCCAGTTCGCGGGGGGTTAGGGAGAGGGGCATTAGTTCTCTAGGAATCTGACACGCTTGCCATGAGCACGGGCATAATCAAGTTCACTCTGAGTAGACGAGCCTATATAGCCGCCCTTGTTGAGTATCAGCACTTCGTCCGCCATGTCTATCTTGCGCTTGTGAAGTTCGTCAAGCATTTCCTTGTCGGCTGGTGTAATACCCACACCCTCTCCGTGAACCTTCACCATCTCGCCAGGAGAGCCAGCGTAGAAGCCCACAGACAGGACTATCTTGCCTGCCATAGTCTCTTGATAGTTCGCCCGTTGGAACTCGTCATAGAAGCGCGTAGAGCCACACAAACACACTACTGTTGGTTTATTCACAATTCAATCTCCTTTCATGCCCTCTTGCGGTGAGAGCGGGGTGGGTTGGCTACTCTTTGGTTTCCTGCGGAGTTCGTTTACTCATTGCCATGTTAGCAAGCCATTGCGTTGTATAGCGTTCCTGAAACTCCTCACGCATGGCCATTTCTTCACGCAAAGCATCCCGCTCCCCCTGCGCCTCTCGGAGCTTTGTTTGGAGGTTGCGTATCAGGTTTGCCAGTTTAGGGATTTCATACGACCACATGCAAAGCAGTCCCGACCTTGCCTCGCCTAACGGTAGTTGGCTGTCAGTTGTCCACCCGCTCAGAACGTCCACTATCTCTGCCTCACTCATAAGCTCCGCGCCCACACTCTCTTGCTCACTCATTGTTGGTTGCCTCCTGTTGCTCTTTATCAGCAAGGAAGTACCAGAACGTCACAACTTCCTCTTTATCCTCCCAGGTATATCTCGTCCACCGTACCGAGGTTATGCAGCCTTGCGGCTCTGATTCTAACCATCTCGCTACTTCCTCTTCCCACCCATTTCTGATAGCAAATGTGGCGGTTCCAACAGCCTCGCTCATTCCGACACCCCTTCACCCTCACCCGCCGCCTGTTGCTCGGCGGGGTTGAGTAGGGCGTAGGCTACCTGAATAGGGCAGTCGTCATAATGCGACTGGCACTTTTTCTTCTTGTCTGGTGATGGGTAAGCACAGTAAAAACATTCCCAAGTTCCTGCCTCGTCATTGACGGATATTGCCCACTCATCAGCGAACGGCCTCAAGGCGGCTTCCAGGCTTGCTATGCGCTCCTCTGCTTGCACCATCCTGTCGTAAATAGGTTTGTAAAAGCCATAATAACTGTCTTCGTCCATATCAACCCTCCTGTGTGTGTGTCCGTGCGCTGTGGGGCTATGCTGGTCTAACACGCTTACACGTTTGGTACTCATCGCCCCACTGAACCACGTACAGAGGCATGAGCGCCCTGTTATCGTAGTTGCACCGCCATAACTTTCCTCGTCTAACTTTGCTCACTGTCTACCCCTTTCCAGCTTGTCTTGCCCGCCGTCTTGTCCTGGCGCTGTGTTTGGTTCTCTCTTTTGGACTTACTTCTACTATTTCCCATAATATACAGGTATACAGGTTTACATGTTTTTGGGGTAAAATGGTAATTATGCGTGCGCATGAGGGACTTTACTGTACAGAACCTCAACCTGTATTTTACGCACGAAACCTGTATCAAACCTGTATTGATTTTCTTGGATTTTCACGAAGTTTTCCCCAAATCCACATCCGGCACGACCAGAATAAAGCCCTTATAACCTCTTTTGTTGCGCTCCGTCCCCCTTTCATAGCCATGTTCTACCAGACTTCGAGCAAATCCGGTCTGCGTCGGTTCCTTGAAACCGAAGCTCTTACACCAGTTGCGGAATGAGTCGAATGCCTCTGTTC